GTGCCTCGCGACGACGTTCAAGGAGCAGGACGCCAAAGTCCACCAGTGCAAGCAGGTCAAGTACGCCGACGAGGAAGGTTTGGCGGACTGACATCCCCAGCAATCGGAAGCCCGACGCCCGGCCATCGCGCCGGGCTTTTTCGTGAAAGGACAGGAACATGGCAAATCCGAACAGTGAGGCGCAGCTTGGCTACGGCACCAAGTTGCGAATGGGCGACGGCGGGAGCCCGCAGAGCTTTGTCGAGATCGGCGAGGTTGGCGATTTCGAGGATGGTGACACCATCGAACTCGTCGAGGTCACGAACCATCAGTCGCCCAATAGTCGCCGCGAGTACATCGCTGGGCTCAAGGACGGCGCCGAGATCAGCTTCCCGGTCAACTATCTGCCCGGCCACGCGACGCATAACCGTGCCACAGGACTGCGCGGCAAGATCGGCGAAGTGCTGGATTTCCAGATCGTCGCTCCCGGCGAGACGGAAACCTACAACTTCTCGGCCCTCGTAATGGGCGTCACCCGCTCGTTCCCGGTTCAGGGCGTGATGCAGATGACGGTGACGCTGAAGAAGACCGGCGCCGACACCTACACGCCGATCCCGTGAGGTGATCTGTGGCCGTGAATCCTCTCAAAGGCGAAGTAGCCATCCCTGAAATCGGGAAGGGCTACTTCATCGCCTTCACCCTGGCCGACATTGCCGCCTTGGAGGCGGAGTACGGCCGGGACTTTTTCAACGACATGGAGCAGGCGTGCGTTGATCGCGCTTTCCCTGATCTGACGAAGATTCTCGCCATCGGCCTGCGCAAGCGGAACAGCAAGGGCGAGGTCGAGAAGGTCGGCGACGACGAGGAGTTCTTCCACGACCTCACCCAGCGCGAGGATTTCGATCTCGCCTGCGTATACCAGCCGATCATGGACGCGATCTCGAAGTCGTGGCTCGGCAAGACACACGCCCAGCTTGTCGAGGAGGCCGTCGAGGCTCGCAAGAAGCAGGATGCCGAGAACCTGAAGCGAGCCAAGGAGGCGGCGGAAGAGAATGGTGTCCCTTTCGACGAAGCGTTGTCGAGCGGGCTCTTCAAGCTGCTGACACATATGGCCTCGACCCAACCACCGTCTGGGAACTGACGCCTCACGAGATTTTCCGCATCGCCAAGGCGAGATCGGAGAAAGAGGCCCAGGATTTCAAGCAGGCGATCACCGTCGCCTGGCTCAACGCCAAGCTCCAACGAGCGAAGACGATCCCCAAACTGGAAAAGCTGACCCGCGAGAACAAGCCGCCCTCGTTTCGCGAGGTTGTTGAGCGCATCCGGTCTGCTCCATCCGCAGAAAGCACGTAGCCCATGGTCTCCACCGCGGCCCGCGTCGGCTCGATCAATGTTCTGCTTTCGACGCAGCTTGGGCCGGGCATGGCTGGGCTCAATGCGTTCGCGGGCGCCGTTGATCGCACTGGCGCGTCCGTCTCCCGCAGCGTTGCCGGTATCGACCGCTCTATTGGCGGGCTCAACCGCTCGATGGGCAACATCAACACGCGGGGTATGACGAGTCTCACGCTCAGTGCCCTGCGCGCCGGAACGGCGATCAATCAGCTTCAAGGTGTCGCTCTTGCGGCTGGCGTCGCCGTGGGCGGTCTATTCCCAGCGGCTATTGCGGCAGGCATGATCCGAACCGTGGATGGTGCCCACCGTCTCAGCAACCAGCTTCGCACAGTCACAACCGACGCCAACGACCTGAAGGATACCCAGCAGGCGCTCTATGAAGTCGCCCAGCGGTCCCGATCGTCTTTCGACGGCACCGTGACGATCTACGCCCGCACCGCACGCGCGGTCGAGCACCTGAACATGAAGCAGAAAGACCTGCTTCGGATGACGGAGACGGTGCAGAAGGCGTTCGCCGTCGGTGGAGCGACCACGGCCGAGGCGTGGGGCGGCGCCGTCCAGCTTTCGCAGGGCATCGCGTCCAACCGCTTCAGCGGCGACGAGTTCCGGTCGGTGGCTGAGAACGCCCCTGTTTTGCTTCAGGGCATGGCAAAGCATCTCGGCGTCACCATCGGCAAGCTGCGCGAGATGGCGCATGCCGGCCAGTTGACCGCGGATGTCGTCACGAGAGCCATCATCGGGGCATCGGATGAGATCGATGCGGCCTTCGCGAAGACGACCTCTACCATCGAGCAGGCTTGGACGCGCGTCGGTAACGCCGTCACCAAGTACGCGATGGATTCCAAGCAGGCGGATGCTGCGTCGCTGATTATCGTTGGCACGCTCAACATGTTGGCCGAGAACGTTGGAGACGTGGCGACCGCGCTGTCGCTTCTCGGCATCGCAATGGTCTCTGCCCTCGGCGGCCGGGCGATGTCTTCCATTGCAGGCGGCATCCGGGCGGTTACGACAGAAACGGCGAAGGCACGCGCTCAGTCCAAGCTTGCGGCACAGGAGTCATTGAAAGCCGCTCAAGCCGAGGCTGCCGCGAACGCCACAAGGCTCGCCAGCGCGAAGGCGTACTACAACACCGTCACCCAGGGCGTTGCCACCGAAAAGACCCGACACAGGGCTTCGCAGGCGCTCTACAAGGCCAACCTCGCGAACGCAGCTTCTCAGAAAGCCCTAACAGCAGCCACCGAGCAGTACGGGGCTGCGGCATCAAGAGCGACAGCTCGCGCTGTGGCGTTGAGCGCCGCGCAGCGTACAGGTGGGTTCCTTCTCGGGCTGGTAGGCGGCGCCCCCGGCGCGGCGCTCCTCGCTATTCTTGGCTCAGTAGCCATGATCGGCAGCGCGATGTCGAACGCCGACGCCGCGACCGCAGACTGGATACAGGGTCTCCGGGACGCGGGCCTCCTTGCCGAGGATGCCAAGAACAAGGCGGGCGAGATCGACGAGGCGATCAAGACCGGGAACACGACGAGGCTCCGCGAAGAGCTTGCGAAGGTCAATGTCGAACTCGACCGTATCCAACACGGGAACTTGTGGGATCGGCTGACCGGCAAGCTCAACAATTTCGACGCGATCATCAAAGAGGTGAGCGGCGACATTCTCCGCCTGTCGGATTCTATCGCGTCCCTTGAGCGCGCCGGGCTCAATGTGCCGGAGGCGATGACGACGCAACTGGCCGATTTCGAGCGGTTTCTAGAGATCATCGAGGCTGTCCGAGAGGCCGGCGGGTTCACACAGGAGTTCCGCGAAGAACTTCAGCAGATCGCCAATCGGCACAAAGACCTTGATCCGCTGCTTGCCACGCTCGACGAGATCGCCCCGCTTCTCGATGCAGGCAGCGAGGCCGCGCGCCGGCTGGAGAACGATCTGGCTCGCCTCGACGGCACCGTAGTCAATATCCGCATCAACTACGGCGAGGTCCGCGCCGCCGAAGACGCCTCGATGAAGGCGCTTGGCGACATGCAGACGCGAGGCGAGGCATATGAGCGCCAGGCCATGCGTTTGGCCTCGATGACAAAGGCCGAAAAGGAACTCGCCGACGAGATGAGCCGGGTCCGCAAGGAACTGGAGCGTCGCGAGGCGTATCTGCCGGAGAGTTCCATAAGGGACGTAGCACTCGCCAACATTGCCCAGCGCGAGAGCTTCAAGACGCCGAAGAAGACGCCGGCCCCGCGCAAAACCGCCGATGACCGCTTCGATAATATGCTGCAAGCGCTTCAGGATCGCACGCAGGCGCTCATTGAGGAGCGAAACGCTCTCAATCTGTCCTACGCCGAGCAACTTCGTCGACAAGAGGCGCTGAAGCTCGAGCAGGAGGCGCTAAAGCAAGCGAGGGAAGAAGCACGCCGCAAAGGCGATCAGGACTGGCAGAACGCCGGCATTTCGGAAGAGCAAATCCGGCTGATTCACGAAAAGGTCGATGCCCACGTGGCAGAGGCCATGGCCCTCAAGGAAGCGAAAGAAAGCCAAGAGGCATGGAAGGATGCAGCGGCTTCAGCCGGCGATCTGCTGCGCGGGCTTATTGACGGCTCGAAGGATTGGAAAGATGCGCTCCTCGACCTGATTCCGGTCGTCCTGAAGCTGATGAACAGCTTGAATGTCGCTGGCGGCGGGAAGGGGCTGTTCGGCGGCGGTATCTTCCAGAGCCTCATGGGCGGCCTCTTGGGGGTCTCCTTCCACGGCGGCGGCACGGTCGGGAAAACCGGCAATGTCGTCCAATTCCCGACCGGCGCTCCCTTCGCTGGCGTCTTCCACGGCGGCGGCAACATCGGCGCCCCTCGCGCCAAGCACGACGAGATGATGGCACTCGTCAAAAAGCACGAGACCGTACTGACCAGCGGCCAGACCGACCGCACAATCAGCGCGCTTTCGGCATCTGCGTCTCGGATGAAGGAGCGCGACTACGTTCAGGAAATCCTCGTCCGCGGCGTCTTCGTCGATGATGGGGGCGTTGTGCACGGGATCGCGGATAGTTCGAGCGCGAAGATGGGCGCGCAGGTGGCGCGCGCCGTCCCCTCAATGGCACTCGGGGCCATGGACACGGGCCGCACCCGGCGCACGCGTACAATCTCACCCGGAGGCGGGGTCTGATGGCACGCCTGATCTCTCTCAGCGATGCGGGCATCACGGCCCTTACGCCGATCTCAGGGCCGATGGCCCGAAACTCGGGGTCGAACACAGCGCAGGACGGTTCGGAACAGGTCTATGCGGGTGTTGGGGATGTCGTCGCGCTCAATGTCGAGTTCAATCATAAGGCTGGGCTTGGTGCGCTGACGCAGCGAGGTCGGATGATCGGCGTCCATGGCGGGGCCAATGCCTTCCGGCTGCCTGTGTTCGACCCGGACATGATCTCGCCGCGTGATGCCGGCCTTGATGTCCCCGCACGCCTCGGCTGGCGGGGGCTGAAGGACGTCAACTGGTCGAACGGAAAGCCGTGGTCGAACGGGAAGGGGTGGGAACCGACGGCGCCGACGGTCAAGATCGCGGCACCGGCGGCATACGGCTCGCACCTTATCCGACTGGCGGACGAACATTGGGGGCATCGCCTGCCACTCGGCTCGTGGTTCGGGTTCTACCCGTTACACTTCGGCCTTTATACGGTGACCGAGGAGCGCGGCGATGGTTGGTATCGGATCTGGCCGTGCCTGCGCAAAGCACTGACGACAGATGATTTCGCTACTCTGCATCCGGTCATCGTCATGCGACCACGGCCGGGCGTCTTGCCGCCGCGGCGAGGGCTTGCCGTCACCGACGAGTTCTCGGTCGATCTCGTCGAGGTGATCGATCCGTATGTCAGGCGTCAGTTCGCTGGATGACGAAAAGCGATGCCGGTTGCCTTGACCGTAGACCAGCAATTGGTGACGAAGCTGGTGCCGCCACGTTCATAGCGGATACGAGCAGCGCCTGTCGCTCCCATTGCCATGGCCTTCTCCCGAATCTGGGCATTGGCTTTCTCTTCGGTCGGCGCGGGATCGAGCGCGCTGTTACGACATGACAGGCCCTCGACTGTGCCTATCTCAACGGAGCCTGGCGGCGGAACATCGACGATTTGAATCTTGGCGCTGTCCGCCGAAGTCTGGACGATCCCAGCCGCCGGCAAGGGCCCGATTATAGCGCCGGTACCAGTGCCGGGGGTCTGAGCGCACCCGCCGAGCAGCCCGACCGCAAGCAGAACAATATACCGCATGAGGTGCCTCCCATGCCGCCGCATGCTATGCAAGGGCGTCCGAAATGACAACGTTTGCACCTGCTGATTTCGAGGCGTTATCTCGCCTCTATATCCAGCCTGCGTGGTTCGCGCATGTCGACTTTCCTTCGGGGGAACGCCGGCTGCATACCGGGATGGGGCCGGTCGAGGCCGGCGGCCAAGAATGGGAAGGGGTATCCGACCCGTTCGGCGGCCAGCTCGTCGGCTTTGGTGCGGTGGAGGAGTCGTATTTCGGGCAGGCGCCCGCCGTCGATGTCGTCATGTCCGGGGCGAACCGCGAGTTCCTGAAATCGATCTGGGATGACCGCCACGCCATCGAGGGCAGCGCCTGCGATCTCTACTTCGCGACCTTCGACGCCGAGACCGGCGAGCCTGTCGTCATGTTTCGCAGGATGATGCAGGGGCGTCTGACCGCGCCCCGACTCGTTATCAACGGCCCTGTCGTGCGGGCGATTTCGCTCAAAATCATCGGGGAGTTCGAGGGGCTGAACTTCCCGACTATGGGCTCGATGTGGTCGCCTACGGGACAGCGCCAGCGGTATCCGGGCGACAAAGGCCTCGACTACATCTCGGCCGACATCGTCGAGGTCTACAAGCCATGAGTCTGACGGCGAAGGAAGTCCGGGAGCGAGGGGATCGGCTGCGCGCCGTTGCCGAGGAGTTGAAGGGCAAGCCGTGTGAGTGGGGCGTCGATGACTGCTCGATGCTGCCTGCCCGCTGGGTATCCGAGGCGACGGGCAAGACGTTCGATTGGCCCGACTATTCCACCAAGGAAGAGGCGCATGAGCAGATCGAGGCGTGGGGCGGTCTCGTCAACATCTGGAACCACGTCGCGGCTCAACTCGGCCTGAAGATGCGCGTTGGCGGGCCAGAGATCGGCGATGTCGGTATCATCCAGACCGTTCATGGACCGGTCGGCGGCATCTTTCTTCCGGGCCAAGTCATCATGCGCCGGGCCGAGATGGGCGTTCGCGTCCATCATGTGCCGAGCAGTACCCTGCGGCGCGTCGATGGCGAGGTCCTGGAAATCCCTCTGCTTCTGAAGGTCTGGCAGGTCTAGCCATGAAATTGAAGACGGTGATAATGGCCAGCGCCTCGCTGCTGGCTATGACAGCGCATGCCTATGCCGATCCCGTGTCGATTGGTAGCATTATCATTGGTGGGTTTCTGTCGCTTGGGCTTGGCCCGCTGCTACCTACCGTGAGCGCTGCCTTCCTGGGTAATATCGCGCTTGCGGGCGCGTACATCGGATTACAGGCTGCCAGCTATGCGCTGGCGCGCCAACCGGCCGCCAATCCCAATACCTTGAAGAACACGAGCAAGGGCGCCGAAGGACACGGACGCTACGCCTTCGGTCGCGTGATGATGGAGGGCAAGATCGGTTTCGGTAACACGGCCGGCTACAACATTCAGCGGCTGGTTCTGCACTGCTTCGGGCCGATCGATGCGGTGGAAGAATATTTCTACGATGGCCGCTCGATCACGGTCGAGGAGGACGGGGCCGTTTCGAGCCCGCCCTTCGCCAGAACCGGCGGATCGAACCTCTATCTGCGCACCAAGCCGGGTGATGGCTCGGAAACCGCGTGGCCGCAGCTCAAGGCCGATTTCCCGACCTTGTGGACCGATGATCACCGCGTCGCCGGTATCGGCCAGACGCTGCTGACATTCATCAATCCGGGGACAGGGAGTCCGCGCTTCCCTCGGCTGCTGACCGGGGGCGTGAAGCCGGTCAAGATACTGGCCCGCGTTGGACGCGCCTACGACCCTCGCACCGACGAGACCGCGTGGACGCGCAACGGCGTCTTGTGGTGCGCGCACTGGATCAGCCGCCTTCCGGGCTGGTCTAGCGCCATGCTCGATTGGGCCGACATCGCCGCGCGTGCCGACGAGGCCGATACGCTTGTGCCGGTCGTCGGCGGAACTGCGCCGCGCTGCACTCTCTCCGGCGGATGGGAAGGTCCGCTCACCACGGACATCGTGCTCGAAATGCTGGACTCGGCCGGGCTGGAACTGCGCGAGACCGAGGACGGCAAATACACCTTCGCATGGCTGGAAGACGACCCGGCGACCGAACTCGTCATGCCGTGGAGCCGCGAGCAGGACGGCATCGCCTCGCCCTATATCGACCACGACCTTTCCGCCGGGCCCGAGGGGGCGAAGCGGCCTAACGTCTGCACGCTTGAATATTTCGCGCCTGAACGGATGTACGAGATTGCCGAGGGCGATCTGAGCGGCGTCGGGTGGGCGAGGGTGGCTCACGACATTGACGTCTATGGTGATCAGGAGCGGCGTGTCCGGTTGCCGTTCTGCGACAACGTCCATCAGGCATCACGCATCGCTCGACGGATGTTCTACGAGGCGCGCGCTGAAAGCGGCCTCATCAAAACGACGATGGCCGGGCTTGCGACATGGGGCAAGCGGGTTGTCACCATTCAGGTGCCTGATGTCGGCGAGGATGGCGCGCCGGTCAGCCTGAAATGCCGGAAAGGTCCGGTCAGAACCGACCAGGCAGATTGCACCTGCGAGATTCCCGTGACGGTGGTTCCGGCAGAGCTTCAGGTGGAGTGGAACCCGGCGACGATGGAAGCCATGCCTCCGCCTGTTCTGCCGGCGTTCGAATACGAAAGCGACCTCGACACCCCTGCCGCGCCAGTCGAGTACGTTCAGGTCGAGTATCCCGACACTACGCGAGAAATCAGGATCAGGTTCACCGGCGTGACCGGCGGCACGGTGGCCGAGGCGACGAGGCGGACGTTCTCGGACGGCAATCCTCTGCCATGGGCGTCGATGACGGAAGAACGGGTGATTGAACCCGGCTTTCCCAATCCCATCCCGACGAACACATGGCTCGCCTACGCGCCGGCCGACTACGAAGGTCTCGACGCTGACTTTCGGGTCCGGTTCTTCAACAGCGACGAGGAAGGCTCCTATTGGTCGGAGTCGCTCTCGGTTCGGCCGGTAGCGATCGACAACACCGCACCCGTGGCGCCGGTGCTGGAGCCAGCTCCGGAACCCGAAAACACCTTCTTCGCCGTCACGGGCGATAGCCTGAATGTGGTCGCGACAAAAATCCAGAAGCGCGACTATACGATCATGGGCGTTGGCCCGTGGATAGATGTCGCGGCCGAGAGCGCCCGGCCGCATCACGTCACTGATGAATATCCTGTCGTTATAGGCGGCACACAGACCGACGTGCGGGCGATATCGCTCGCGTCTGACGGCACCGAAAGCGCCTCGTCCAACATTATCACGCTGACACCGCCGCCCGCCGGCTAGCAGCCTGCACCTTCGAAAATCTGGAAACGGCCCGTCGATCCTCGCGAGGCGACGACGGCTGACGCTTTGCATCTGGAGATGTATCAATGCCGTACACTAAGACGCCCGCTGATGTTTATGCGCCCACTGACGCGCAGGGCCGGCCTCGGGGCGCAGCCATGGGCGATGCGCTCCTGCTGGCCGAGGAAATGGTCCGCGAGATCGACGGCAAGGCTGACACGACAGTCATCGATGAACTCTCCGACCGCATCGAGGCAGCCGGCCAAGGCTATCGCGTGGCTGAAAGCTGGGCGGTGCTGTCTGGCGAGGCTGGCACGGTCGAGCTCCAGCCCGGCAGAGTGACGGCCGGGGAAGGCACGCATACCGATCCGGTGACGAGCGAGACCGTGCCGAACAAGGGCGAGTATCGCTGGTCGGCATCACCGGCAGGCTGGACGCGCGTGGGCGATCTGGTGACTGCCGACGGCGCGTTGGCGGGGAAGGATACGGTCGGGACGGCAGATATTGATCCGGAGGCCGTGACCAACGCCATCCTGCTTAAAAACGCAGAGACGGCGCTCGATTGGGATGTCATCGACCGGATCGGCTTCTATCGTGCTTCCGGCACGGTCGGCGCGACGATTGGCACGCCGATCTCGTCTGGCAATCTGATGCTGCTGCATCTCCAGGCCAACCCGCCGCGCGCGACGCAGCTTGCCTATCTGCACTCGTCCACAGCGCCGCGCGCATGGCGAAGGTCGCGGGATGCGGCCGGCGTCTGGTCGACATGGCGGGAAGACGTCACGATCGACATGCTTGGCGCACTTGCCTCGCTCAGCAGCGTCGGGTCGTCGGAGCTTCAGGCTCGCGCCGTTATCAGCCCGGCGCTCGGGCGCGGGTTGCTGGGGCCGAACCTGCATCCTGACCCGAACTGCACGAGCATTTCTCTGTATTCGACGGTCGGCGGCAGCATCGCGCGGGGCGTAGCCAACGCCACCCGCGTCGCCGAGTATCTGCTCGCCACCGAACTATCGACGGCGAGGTCAACGGCGGTGTCGATGTCGGCAGCATGGCAATGGTATTCCGACCCGGCCGGTACTGTGCCGGTGGGCGATCCTGTCGAGCTTGGCGTGCGCTCCGGCGCCAGTGCCGGCGAGGTGCCCTGCTCGGCGCGGGTCGGCATCGCGCCTGCGACCGCGCGGTGCGGGCGGGTCATCCACGTCAAGGATGCGACGGCCGAGGCGTCTCGCATCTACATGACCGATCCGATGGTTTTTCTGTGCCTGCCGAAGGAGCGGCTTTCCTCCGAGATCGCCGGGCTGGTGGGGCGCGTCGCCGATCTGGAGGCGGCGGGCGGTGCCGGCGGTTCGGGTGCAGGGTCGATTGAGACCGACCGCGTCATCGCGGCGAAGGTGTTTCGCGAGGAATTCGACATCGTCGTTCCGCGCAGGCTTACTGTCGCCGAGGCCACCGCGCTGTCGCCGGAACAGCGGCAGGCGCATGACTATTACTACCTGTCCGATGCGACGCCGGGTCAGAAGTTCGTGCATCGCGACGATTTGCCAGAGTTCGTCTCTTTCGGCGATGTGACGCTGGATCGGGACTTCGACGGCGGCGATTATGATCCTTCGTCGGCCATCGCGGGCGATCAGAGCTGGGTGTATCTCGCCGAGCGCGAACCGATCACTACGCCCGGATGGGGCCGGCGCACCTTCATGGCGCGGTTGCGCGGCGTTGCGGGCAAGAGCCCGACAATCTTCCTCCTGCGGCGGTCGCCCGGCAACTACAACTACAGCCAGTGGCGCATCTGCTGGGCGGTGGACCCCAAGGGCCCATGGTATCGGTTTGACAATGAGGATTTCGACACGCCGAACAACCGCTTCGAACTGTCGAATGACGCGCCGTTCGCCAGCGACACCATCTATCTCGCCACCGCGCCGCGCTACACCGTCGAGCGGTATGACGACAAGATCAAAGAGTGGCTGGGCCATCCGCTGACGCGGCCGACGCCTTCGGCGATCGACGGCTACCGGATCGGCACCGTCTCGGCGCGCGTCTGCACCAACGGACGCAGCGTGCCGGACATCGACAGCCACGCCTTCTGCGTCGGCACCGGGCCGCGCAAGGTGCTGCTCACCAGCGGCATTCATCAGGACGAGTTCGTCGGCCACTACATGTTCGAGGGCTTCGTGGAGACGATCCTCGGCGTCTCGGCGCGGGCGCAGCGCCTGCGCCGCGACTGCACCTTCTTCGTCTATCCGCGCGTCAACGCGCAGGGGCTTCACGCCGGCGAGACCCGCGTCGATGTCGAGACCGACAGTGACTGCAATCGCATCTGGTACGATCCGGACCCGAACGACGACAGCGAGCTTCGTACGATCTATCAGGACGCGTTCGCCATCGACCTGCCGCCGCAGGTGGACGTGGCGCTGGACTTTCATGGCTGGCGCGCGACGGGCGGCATGGGCTTCTGGTATCGCGCCGACATCTCGGCCGAGACTGCGCGCCAGCCGTTCCTATCGAACTTCGCCGCTCACCATGACGTTGATCAGTTGTATCCGACCTTCACCTCCGCCTACACCATGTCCTATGCCGCACGGCAGTTCGGCACGCCCTACCTCGTGATGGTGTTCGAGCATAAATACGGCATCGATTTCGGCCCCGAAGAATGGCGCGACGCCGGCCGGCACGGTGCGTGGGCTCTCGACGACACAATACGGCAGGGCCACATTCCGCCACCTTCGCCGCCGGTCAACGCCGTATTGCCGAAGATCATCGGCGAGCCGTTTTCCGGCCGGTCGTTGTGGTGCTCGGAAGGCGGGTGGACGGGCTCTCCGCTCGGGGCATTGAGCCGGCAGTGGCAGATCGACAGTGGCGGCTGGCAGGACATCGAGAACGAGACCGGACCCAGCTATGCCGGAGCGTCGAACGGCAGCGTCATCCGCTGCGCAGTGACGCTCACCAACGCCGCCGGCGAGACCACCGCCTATACCGACCCGGTGACGATCGTCGCCGTGCCGTCGCCGACGCCGGGCTTCGATCCCGCCAATCTCTTCGTCGCGCGGTCGGGCGGCTCCTACCGCCCGACAGCCAGCAAACTGCTTCGGCAGGTCGCCGGCGGCATCCCTGTGACGGCCCCCGGCCAGACTGTCGAGATGATGTACGATCATGCCGACATCAACCGCTTCTCCAACACGTTCGCCGCGCCCAACCCGACCTATCGCGCGAGCGGCACGGCCGAGTGGCTGGAGTTCAACGGCTCCGACCGGCTCTATCTGTTCCCCGAAAGCCAGCGCGACATCATGGCGTCGGTGGGTCAGGCGTTCGCGTCGATCGTCGTGCTGCCGCACGAGACCGTCAATCTCGCCTCGACGAACGGTTTCTTTGTGACATCGATCACGGAGACGTCGACCTCAGCACGATTGCTGCTCGGGCTCTACAACCAGACGCTCCAGCCGCACCTCGGCGGCCGCCGCCTCAACGCCGATTCGTTGCAGGTGCTGGCGGCCGATTTCGAGATAT